CTGGCTGTATGAGTGTGTGGCGTTGTGTGAGATGCTGCGGCCGCGTGGCCCGCAGTTGGGTATTTGGTCGGCGCATGTTTTCGATACAGCAAAAGAAACATTTAACGATTTATGTAACCTCATTGAGGATCATTCTTGGTTAGCTGATCAGGTAACTAAGATTGAATACGCTCATGGTAAAGAAGCGATTACTTTCCAGGATAAACGCCGCCTTAAGTTTAAGGCACGGTCGGCTGGTGGTGGTCGTGGTTTGGCTGGTGATGTTGTTTTTCTTGATGAGGGTTTCGCTTTAACACCGGCTCATATGGGTTCTTTGATGCCGATTATGTCGACGCGTGATAATGCGCGGATGTATATTGGTTCGTCGGCTGGTTTGGCGCAGTCTGGTGTTTTGCGTGGTTTTCGTGATGGTGGGCGGACTGGTAAAAATCGTGCTGCTGCGTATGTTGAGTTTTGTGGTCCTGGCTCGTTTGTTCGGCCTGGTTGTGCTGCGGATGATTGCTCACATATTTTTGGTGACGCAATTGGGTGCGTATTAGATAATGAGCAGTATTGGATGGATTCTAATATTGCGGCTAAATACGGGCGTATTTCTTTGAAATACTTGCGGTCTGAGCGGCAGACGCTTGATTGGCATGAGTATGCGCGTGAGCGTTTGGGCTGGTGGGATGACCCGGTAGAGGCGGAGACGCTGTTGCCGTTGTGGAAAGCGACCCTGGATAGGGAGAGTGTGCCACTGGCGCGCCCGGTTGGTTTTGCGTTGGATATTTCTCGTGGCCTGTCGAATACGGTTATTGCTGCTGCTGGTTTTCGTGCGGATGGTTTGCCGCATGTTGAGGTTATTCGCGCTGATGCTGGTTATGACTGGGTTGTGGAGTATTTGCAGCCTAAAGTTTGGGATTTGGGTATTGGTGTTCGTATTTTGGGCGGGACGGCTACTGCGCGCTCGTTGATTCCAATGTTTAAGAAGGCGCATATTCCGGTTATTGAGACGACGTTGCCTGATTATTGTGCTGCGACAGGGTTGTTTATTCGCGAGTTGGCGTTGGGTCGTTTGCGTCATTTAGATGATAAATCGTTGTGGCAGGCAGTAAATGGAGCGACAACCGTAAATGTTGGTAAGGTTGGCGTTTCCAAATGGTCTGCAAAAGAAGAAAAGAATGACATTACCCCGCTTGTTGCGGCTACTTTGGCGCGTTGGGAATTAGAACAGCAGCCTATTTCTGAGGATGATGGTAATGAGTTTGGTTGATGTTGTTACCGGGGTGCTGGAATTAGTGGCGCTCGTTCTCGGGCTTATTGGCCTGTTTATTGTGATGGATGGTTTGGGCGGTTTGGCTGCTGGTTTTGCCGCCTGCAGTCTGGCGTGCGCTGTGGCATCGTGGCTGCTACAGGGTGCACCACTGAGGAGGCGCAGGTGAGCATTGTCCGAGCAGCGCGAGCAGCTCGTGCCCCGGCAATGGTCCGGGGTGAGGCATTCAGTGATGGTGCGATCCCGCGCCGTGGCGGGTATTCCGTCGGTGCGGTGAGCGTCGATAAAGATTCCGCTCTGCGTCAATCGACGGTGTGGGCTGCGTTGAGTTTGCGGGCGTCCCAATTGGCGACGATGCCGGTGGATGTGTTCCGTCGGGTCAATGGTGTGCAAATTGAGACGGGCAAACCGGCGTTGTTTGATTTGCCGGGTGGCCCCGGGTGCATGCTGAATGAATGGTTATTCTCTTCGCAGGTAGACATTGACCGTGCGGGTAATACTGTTGGTGTGATTGTGGAGCGTGACGGTGCTGGTTTGCCGTCCGTCGTGGAGCTGCAGGACCTATCCAGTGTCTATATTGTGGGTGATGGTCCTCGTATTACGAGTTACCGTGTGCGCGGTACGGAATATAAACCACGCGACATCTGGCATGAAAAAGGGTTTACTGTTCCGGGTATTCCGTGGGGCTTGTCTGCTATTGCGTATGGTGCCTGGTCTATTGGCGGTTATTTGTCGGCCCAGCAGTTCGCGATTGACTGGTTTGCAATGGGCCCTCATCCTAAAGGGACGCTTAAAAATACGGTCATGCCTCGCCTGTCACGGGATAAAATTGCGGACGCCCGCGAGGCGTTCAAGGCAGCAATGTCGCGCGGCGAATTGTTCGTGACGGGATCAGAATGGGAATATACGGCTGAATCACAGAAATCAGCTGGCGCTGTTTTCATTGACGAAATGAAATATGGTGCGGCAGATATTTGTCGTTTCCTTGGTGTCCCTGCAGATATGGTGGATGCGGGTACTGGCGGTAGCAATATCACGTACGCGAATGTGACACAAAAGAACCTGCAGTTCTTGACGCTCCATTTGCAGCCAGCCATTAAACGACGTGAGGAATACATTTCGTATTACGGTTTGCCGAAAAGCCGTTACGTTAAATTTAATACGGATTCAATTCTGCGGCTTGACCCGCAGGCCCGCGTTGAATTGCTCGCAAAACAGGTTGCTGGAAAGCTGATGACACCATCTGAGGCGCGAGAAATTGATAACCGAGCACCATTCACACCCGAACAACTAACCGAATTAGCCGAGTTGGGAATCATCGTCAGGCCTACTGCACCGGAGGCAGTGAAATGAACCGATCAATGCAGCTGGCTGCTGACGCGCGGGAACGCAGTGCGGGTAGCACTGGTCTGGCGGCGCGCCCGACTGCCCGTGCGTCAGTGCATGGCATTGCTAATGCTGCAGCGGGGCAGATTAGGTCCGATGTGGAGGAAGTGGATCGCGGGGGCCTGCTGACCGTCCGCATCGGCGGATATGCGAGCCTCACCGAGCACTCGTATTTGATGCACGATTTGTATGGAGACTATGAGGAAGTCATTACCCGGGGGGCATTCCGTAGCACGCTGCTGGCTGACCCACTGACCGAGTTTATCGTCAATCATGGTGCTGGCGGTAAATTGCCAATGGCTCATACCCGGAATGGCACCCTCGATTTAATTGAGGACGATAATGGGCTCAATTACGATGCGTTTGTTGACCCATCACGAAATGATGTTAGCGATCTTATCTCGGCATTAAAGCGAAAAGATGTCCAGGAAGCATCATTTAAATTCAGGATCACGTCGGGTCAATGGTCGCCTGACTGGTCTGTTTATCGTATTGATGTTATTGACCTGCACCGTGGCGATGTTAGTGCCGTTAATTTTGGTGCGAATCCCGACGCAACATCAGAATTGCGTGGACCGGCTGGCATTGATCGGGCCGATGATCGTGACGCGCTGGCGTCATTGCTGGCGCTGTCGGTCTACTGACGACGGTGCTACTCTGCAATTAATCGGCTAAATGCTGACGCACGCACGCTACGGCCTGCCTGCCTCTGGGGATAGCCACGGACAATTCCGCCCAGAGAATAGGTTGTGCCATGAATTTGCAGGAAATGCTTACTGCTGCCCGTGCGCGGCTGGCTGCTGCACTGGATAGGCGCGCGGCTAGCACTGCGCGTATCCATGAAATGCGCGCCAAGCTGCAGGATAATGACAGCACCGTTAATCGACTTGATGTTGATGCTGTCATTGCCGAGCGAACTGTTATCGATGTTGACATTAATAACATTAATGCTGAGATTGCCTCGATTGAGGCTGAGATCCAGCGTGACGCTGAAATTGATGAGCTGAGCCGTAGGTCATCTGCTGCAGCAGCGCGCCCTACTTATGACAATGTTGGGCGTGTTGTTTCTGAGGCGCGCACATACGCAGCGCAGCGTGAGCGCGGTTACCTTAATGAGCGTGATGGCCGGGCTATTTTCCGTGCGGGCGCTAAACCCGGAGCCCAATTCGAACGCGATGTTCTGAGCGCGTACATGGGTGATTATGAGGCGCGTGATCGGCTCATGCGTCACCAGGCTGAGGAGCGTGTGGAGCGGTCCCAGTACCTGCAGCGCGCGGTTGGTACGACTGCTTTTGCAGGCTTGACTGTCCCGCAGTACCTCACTGATTTGTATGCCCCTGCTGCGTCTGCGGGTCGTCCTTTTGCGGATGCGATCGCGGGTGGTCCTGGTGCGCATCTGCTGCCTGAACAGGGCATGACGGTAGAAATTAGCCGGATCACTACATCAACTAGTGCAGCACTGCAATCGTCCCAAAACGCCAGCGTGTCCGAAACAAATGCGGACGACACGCAGCTGTCTATCGCGGTGCAGACTGCGGCTGGTCAGCAGACTGTTTCCCGGCAGGCGCTGGAGCGGTCCACTGGTGTGGAGCCGATTGCCCTCGATGATTTGTTCCGCCGGGTCGGCGCGAATCTCGACTCGACTTTGATTAATCAGGCATCAACTGGTCTCACAAATGTGGCGACATCGGTTACTTATACCGACGCGAGCCCGACCGCTGCCGAACTTTACCCACGTTTCCAGGAGGCTATGGCGGGTGTTGAGGGCGCGCTGCTGGACCAGTCCACTGGCGAAATGATCGCGATTATGAATTCACGCCGCTGGCGTTGGATGCAATCGCAGGTCGGTACGTCTCGACCATTTGTGGGCCAGCCTGGTATTAGCGCCGAGCAGGGTGCCATGAATTACGCGGTTGCGTATGGGCGTGGCTACCGTGGTCTTTTGCCTGACGGCACCCCGGTCATTGTTGACAATAATGTGGCGACGAATCTCGGTACTGGCACTAATGAGGACGAGATTTATGTTGGTGACCGTGGTGAATTCCATTTGTGGGAGGACCCGAGCGCGCCAATGTTTATTCGCGCGGAGCAGCCAGCTGCAGCCTCATTGGGTGTTTTGTTGGTTGTGTACAGCTATTTCGCGTACACCCACGCGCGTCAGACCCATTCGCGCAAAATCGTCGGGACTGGCCTTGTCACTCCGACATGGACGGGCGCCTGATCTGATGTTGTGAGTGTGCAACGTTTTCGCCGGCCGAAACTATTGAGCTGGCGAAAATGTTGCACACTCGCTCACGGGTTGCAGGTGTCCCGTGTCCGAGTGTGGGAGGAGTCGTCATGCGCAAAAGCGCAGATGAGAGCACTAGTAGCGCGGATGTTGCCGCGGATGTTGCCGCGCGTGCTGCGGCTGCTGCTGCGCGTCGCGCGGCACTCAGTGAGCAGGACCGGGGCCTACTACAGGCCCTGGAAAACGAGCGCATCGGCTACGTGACACGCGGCCTAGATGCCCGTGTGCAGCAGGTCGACGCTCAGATCCATTATTTGCAGGGCGGCCGCTGATGGCTGCCGTCACCGTCGGCACGACGGAGATCCAGGTAGCTGCAGCTGCAGCACGATCAATCATCGTGCAAAATCTCGGCACGGACGCCATATATGTAGGCGTCGCGTCTGGTGTGACCACAGCAACCGGTGTACAGATCGGCTCAGGCGGACACCTACTGATCGACAGTGCACCAAATGGGCTCGACGACGGCTTATGGCTGATCAGCGGTGCTGCTGGCCAGGATGTCCGTGTTGAGGTGATCGGCTGATGCAGCTCGTCATGGGAGCCAGGTGCATCGTCGACGTCTACGACACGCCAGGAAATTACACGTGGGTCAAGCGCCCTGGCGCTAAGTGGGTATCCGCCTACGTGCTGCAAGGCGGCGGCGGCGGTGGTTCAGGCCGCCGTGGTGCGGCTGGGACTATCCGGTGCGGCGGCGGCGGTGGTGCAGGTGGCGGTGCAGGGTTGCTGGAATTCCCTGCGGATGCCATCCCGGATAGCATCCCGGTCATCGTCGGTGCTGGTGGCGTAGGTGGTGCCGCAGTGACCACGGATGACACGGATGGAAATCCCGGAAGCGGCCTGGGAACAGCGTCTCAATTCGGCTGGTCTAACCCGATAGCCGGTCAGGTCAAGGTAGGTACATCCGGTGGCACCACGCTAGGTGGTTCCGGTGGTACTGCATCGTCTGGTACCGGCGGAGTATTCGGCGGCGGTGCCACCCACAACGGCGGCGGCGGCGGGAACGCTAGTGCCGCTGGTGGCGCTGGCACTAACGGGTCAATCGGCACTAACTCGCATCTAGGCGGCTGTGGCGGTGCTGCCGGTGGCGGCCTGACAGCAGCTAACGCGCACTCGGCCGGTGGTATCGGCGGGTCCACGAATTATGGATCTAGTGGCGGAGCTGGTGGTGCGGCCCCTGGCGGTAGTGGTGTGCGCGCACCTTATAAATCGACACCCTACGGTGGGCAGGCCGGTGCAGGTGGCGGTGCATCCGCCGCTGCCGCAAATGCTGGTGCTGGCGGGTCGAGTACTGACCGGTGGGGCGCTGGCGGCGGCGGCGGCGGTGCTTCCGCTAATGGTTTTGATTCAGGTGCAGGCGGCGATGGGGGTAATGGCATCGTTGTTGTGACGACCTATTTCTAATAACACCTACACTCATTAACGAAAAGGGGTTCTGCCATGATTCCCGCGACAATAGCCGTTGGCCAAAGAATTGGTGACGATTACGGTCAGCGTGGCCTTGTTGTTGACCACCTCAACGGGCTGTGGCATGTTCTGTGGTTTTACGGGAATAACGGAGAGGCGCCTATTGTCCAGGTGCTCGACCCGGAAGCTATTTATAACATCATCGAATGACCAATTAATCATCTATTGATTTCTGATTTGATGGGTGAGCATGATTGATATTGGTGATTCGGCGCCACTGTGGGTGACGGCTGCTGCTGGCGCGGATAGCGTGTCTGTGGATGTCACGTCACCTACAGGGGTGGTGCGGTCTGGTGTCTGGACATCGGGTGGTGGTCCGTCTGGTGTCCTGACAATCGGTGTGACTGCCATGGGGTACATGACGTATGTCACGGCCGCTGAAGCTGGCGAGCACGCCGTTGTCTGGACAGTGACAGATGGCTCTGTCCAGACAATTACGCGGGATGTCATGACGGTGACAGCCGTAGCTGACATGCCAGCTGTGTCATTGGATGAGGTACGCGCTCACCTGGGCGTGTCGTCTCGTGCCACGGATGAACAGCTACGCTCTGTGGCGCTTGTGGCTACGGAGACTGCGGAGTCGTACACCGGTCGCAGGTACCGGCAGTCTACTGTCACCGAGTCGTATACGGGCCACGGGCAAGCGTATTTGGTGCTGCTGCAGGCCCCGTTTGTGTCGCTCACGACAGTGACTATTGACGGTGTAGCGGTTGCCAATACGCAGGTCACGGGAACGGGCCTACTGATGCACCCATCTGGCAGCTGGCCTGGTACGAACATTGGTGCAATCAGTGTCACCTACGTGGCTGGACGCGCACCAACAGCCCGCGCACGCCACGGCATCCTCGAAATTGTCCGCCACCTGTGGGATACGCAGCGTGGCGGAACACAGCTGCCACGTCAGGGTGGTGGTGGTGACGAATGGGACCCGCGCATGTCATTCACGGTGCCACGTCGGGTAGCTGAGCTACTCGACCATGACAGTGATGTGGGAATCGCATGACCGCCATGGGTACGGCCATGGCGGATGTCATGACAGCTGTCATCGATGGCCTGCGTGGCACAACCGGATGGCGAGATCCATGGGATGACATGACTGTTGGTGGCGTATGTGTCTACGACACGGTCGAGCCACTCATGACATCCCAGCTGGAGGACGCCTGTCTGATTGTGGGTCTCGCGTCAGCTGACGATGACCGTCAGACCGGGTCAGCAACGCAGGCCGTGGCTACTCTCGGTACAGGTAGGCATCGTGAGGAGCAGGGCACTATTGCGTGTATCGCCTTGTCGCAAACGGGTGATTCGGGGCCAGGGATTGTGCGGGAAATGCGTGCTGCAGCAGCCCAGATCATTGCTGATGTTGACGTGTTTTTACGCGCGAATGGGTCATTAGGTTTAGTCCCGCAATACCGCAATGTGACGGCAATGATAGGCGATATAACGTCGCTAAAGGCGTTCACAACGTCGGCGGCCGGTGTTGTGTGCGAAATCGATTTCACTATCAAATACGATGCGAGATTGTGAGAGAAAATGAAAATTAAATACGTTGGCGTATATGACTGTGTAGATATTCCGTCGATGAGAATCGGCGGTCTACTGAAAAACGAAACAATCGACGTCGAAGATAAGGAAGCAGAAAAACTTTTACAACAATCCGACAATTGGCAAATTGTTGTCGAGAAACCAGCCGCAACCGAACCAACTAAGAAAGGCGAATAAATACCATGGCAACAATGCTAGACCACCAATTGGGTATTAAAAAAGAAACAACATACAATATGCCGGTTGTTGTTGACCGATTTTACGAATGGATGTCAGGATCGGGTCTCGAATGGGACCCGAACATCGCCCAAGGGGCCGGTCTGCGCGTCGGATCACGTGCGCCACGAGCAGCACGCAGAGTCGGCCTAGTCGGCAAGGGCAGCGGAAAACTGCAGGCTGAGCTGCTAAGCAAGGGTTTCGGCCCGTTGCTCGAAGCATGCTTTGGGGTCGCAACATCAACCCTGACCACGGGCACCAGATACCAGCAGAATTACACAACAAACATTACCGGAACCTATTTGCCGTCATTGACAATCCAGGAAGGAATTGTCAAACCGGGCGGCACCGTAGATACCTACACCTACGCGGGATGCACCGTCAGCAAATTTGAGATCGAAATGCCAGACAATGGCATTGCGACACTCACCGCAGAAATTGATGCACGCTCACTGGCGACCAATACTGCGCTAGCAACCGCCACGTACCCGGCAGGGGCATCGATTTATGCGTCTGGCCTGCCCGTTACTGGTGCAGTGAGCATCGGCGGGACTGCCACAGCACCGACGACGACTGCACTCGGGTCACTCACCGGGGCAACAACTGCTGCAGGCAAAACCTGGAAGCTGTCTGTTGACTCAGGCACCGATACTAAGCGTGACATCATCGGCGGCCGCAATCAGCCAACCGCCGGGAAATTGGAACTGACGCTCAGCAGCTCCATTGAGTACGACGCTGTGACAGGGGCAATCCTGCGTGATGCGCAGATCGCGCAGACCGCAATGCCGATCCTGCTGACAGCAACCACTAGCGAGGCGCTATCCACTGGTGTCGCCACAATGTCAATCCTGCTGCCCGCCTGCTACATCAATTCCGGTGCGATCCCTATGCCCGGTGAGGGCGAAGTAGTCGTCACAGAAATTGAATTCGCATCGCTCGACAACCTGACACTGCAGCCAATTTATTTGAGTCTGCACACTGCAGATACGGCCCTGTAAATGCCTGGCGTATCCGTAGGCGTGACAGCTGCGGGTGATTTCGCTGACCTCAGGAAACGAATGGCAGGCGCACCAAAAGAACTGCGCTCTACGCTGACGAAAGCATTGGCCGATGCATCAAAACCATTGGCCGATGCTGCCCGCGAGAATGCGCAGAAAACGTTGCCGACAGGCGGGGGGCGCAGCAAAACATCAGACGGAGATAATGAGTCGGTAGCCGACCGGGTTATCGGGGCCAGATTCACCACAAAAGTTAAAGGCGGAAACAGACCAAAATCGGTTATTACCGCAACTGAAGCTGGCGGTAAAACGATTGATTTAGCGCGTCTAGATCGGGGTCGTTTACGGCACCCCTTGTTTGGTAATGCAGCGCATTGGTATGCGCAGAAAGTGCCAGAACGATGGTTTTCTAAACCGATGTCTGATTCTGCGGAGCAGTTTGAAAAATCATTAACAGAAGCTGTCGACAGGGTAACGAAAGATATTTTCGGGTGATGGGGAATAATGTTAATTGATGGTCACGAAATAACAGCAGACGATTTAATGATTGATACGAAAAAACTTACTATTGATGAGACACGCGCAGTGAGTAGGTTCTTGCGCATCCTCAAAAAACGCGGAGACATTGAGCAGGGGTCAATTTCGCAGCTCGGCGAAATGGATGAGCTGGATAAGATCACAGTTATTTTGTGGATGGCTGCTGCACGCATCGTCCCTGGCTACGGCCTAGATGAACCATCGTGGAATCGCATCGGGCAAATACCGGTGTGCGAAATTGAGAGCCTGAGCGACTCGACCGCAAGCAACAAAACTGATGCTGCAGCAGTTGAATTCACCGGATCACTAGAGATCAATTCTGGTGTTAATCCTGTGACGGGTGATGTCCTAAGCCCTACCAACGCCGACGCCTAAAAGAACAGGAAAACAATGGTGTCGGCCGCACAAAGAAAATAGAAATACTAACAATAGAACAACTGGACGAACTGCGAAATAAGAATCTGTGTGACCTAGCGGAGATGTTTCATATCATGCCGTGGGACACAGGAAAACTAACCGTCTGGGAATTACAGTTTCTTTGTGAATGTATTAGGAAAACTAGGGAGGCGAAATAATAATGGCTCGGTCAATTAGTTTTGATATTTCGGCGGCTGACCGGGCATCTGCAGTCATTGCCAAAGTCGGCAAAACAGTTGGCGACCTTGGCGAGAAAATAAAAAGCGCGAGCGGAGATGTGGAGGTTGGCGCAAAAGACGCGCAAGTAGACGAGTTATTAGCAAAACTCGAACGCATTGACGGGCGTAAATTAAAAGTCGATGCTGATATTAGTAACGCACAAAAACGGCTCGAAGATCTGCAAAAGCTGAAAGAAAAAGCAACAACGGAAACCGGCAAAGTTCGTATTGATGCTGATATAACCAAAGCACAAGCAAAAATAGAACAGTTAAAGAAAGAGAAAGTAGCGCTCGATTACGATACAAGCTCAGCGAAAACAAAACTTAACCAACTTGAAAGCGATACAGATAAAAAGAAAAAAGACATTGAAAAACCAATAGAAATAAACTTTGGCGGCTTGTCGTCAATTTCTTCCGTCATTACCAGCCTGAGCGGAGTCACTGCAGCGCTCGGGAGCATCGCAGCATTAGCCGCTGTCGCAGCTGGCGCACTAGCCGGTATCGGCGCAGTCGGCGGCCTAGGAATCATGAGCGTCGTTGCCGGATTCAGTGGCATTGGTGACGCGCTCACCGCAATGGAAGACGACGCCGGATCAGCAGGTGCAGCGGTCAAAGCATCAGCATCAGAAATAAAATCCGCACAATTGGCGGTCAAAAACGCTGAAGAGGATTTAGCGGACGCGCAGAAAGACGAAAAACGCGCGCAGGATGATTTGACTGACGCCCGTAAAGACGCCGCAAGAACATTGCGGGACCTCGCAATGGATACTGCTGATATGGCATTGCGGCAGCAGGACGCTGCATTGTCAGTCACCGAATCTGAGGAACGCCTGCATGAGGTTTACCAGGACGCTGAATCGACGGCTACTGACCGTCGACGCGCAGAATTAAATCTCGCAGAAGCAAAACTACGGGTAAAAGAAGTCGACATATCCGCCATGGATTTGGCGGAGAAAAAAGCAGACGCAGACAGTAAAGGAATCGAAAAATCTGATCAGGTCGTGTCAGCGCAGGACAGGATTGCGCAGGCACAATCGCGTTCACAGGACGCGACCGAGCGGCTAGCTGCAGCACAAGAAGCCCTGGTCAAGACTATGAATCCGGAGCAGGTAGCGTCCGGCCCAAGTGCTCTCGCGAAAGCACTTGAGGACCTAGGCCCCAAAGCCCGCGAATTCGTGACGTTTATGAACGAATTCACCAATGGGCCATTATTAAAATTGAAACAGGCTGGGCAAGAAGCATTTCTGCCAGGTATTCAATCTGGTCTACAGTCATTGTCAACAGCGCTGCCTGGAATGGCTGGGCCATTCGCTGAATTCAGCGGGACAATGGGCCGCGCAATAGGTGAAATAATTAGCATTGCTGGCACGTTGTCGGCACCATTTCTGGCGTTTTCCAGTGCTGCACTAGCTGGGCTGGCTCCGCTGCGCGGCACGATGCAGGCATTCTCGGCTGATCTCGGGTCGATGATGACAAGCGCGGTTGATTCGGGGCAGATCCAGGCCGCTATGGGTGGCCTTGCAGGTATTTTGGGCGCTGTCCTGCCATTGATCACTGATTTGATGGGTGCTGGTATTGAGGCTGGAGCGACGCTCGGACCGTCATTAGGCACAGCATTCTCAGATATTTCTGCTGCGCTGCAGCCGATCATTGGTGCAATGCCTGAGCTGAGTAAATCATTCGGCGGCCTACTGACTGCAGTAACACCGCTACTGAAGCCGCTCGGCGAAATCATTGCCGCATTGGGTCCGACATTTATGGATTCAATGGCGAGTATTGCAACGTCTCTGCAACCCGTTTTTGACGGTTTGGCGGCAATGGCCACTGAGCTGGCTAAACATCCTGAGGTAATGCAGGGGGTTGTTGCTGCTGCAGCAGCATTATCTACGGGCATGGGACCGTTGACTAACGTTTTCAATATGCTGAAGCCGTTAATGGCCGGTGTTTCAGCACCGATGCTCGTTGTTGTTGGTGTGCTCGCATTACTGGCGGCTGGCGTCATTTACGCCTGGAATAACAGCGAAACTTTCCGCACTAAAGTGCAGGCGCTATGGGCTGCACTGCAGTCAGCGTTTGGGCAGGTCAGCTCAGCTGTAATGCCAGCCCTGAATCAGCTGGGCGACACAATTAAAACGCAGGTCGTTCCAGCATTGGGCGCGTTCGTTGAGGCAATTACTCCGATCATTACATGGCTGGTCGAGAAACTCGCCCCCATTGTGTCCGCCATTTTCGCGGCAATTATTACCAACATTCGCGCGGCAATGACGATCATTTCAGGGATCATTAACGTAGTCGTCGGAATTATTACAGGTGACTGGACTAAATCATGGGAAGGCATCAAACAAATCGTCAGCGGTGCTTTCACCGTCATTGGCAACACATTCCGGACAGCTAAAACAGTAATCGCGGGCGTCGCTAGCGGAATGTGGGACGGCGTTAAGAACGCTTTCAAAGCAGTACTCAACTGGATTATCGGTGCATGGAACAAACTTAATTTCAGTGTCCCGTCATTTACCTTTGCTGGTGTAACAACACCTGGAATGACACTCGGTCTGCCGAAAATTCCGTTGCTGGCTGACGGTGGAATTGTCACATCACCGACACTGGCAATGATTGGTGAGGCTGGCCCTGAGGCGGTCATACCGCTGTCTAGGGCACGCAATGCACTCAGCGGCGGTGGACGTAATGGGGCAGTAATCAATGTCAATGTGACGACTGGTGCTGTCCTATCGGACCGGTACGCGCTGGCTGCTGAGGTTGTTGCGGCATTGCGTGAGGCAGTCGCGCGCGGAATGCTACCCGCTGGACTCATCGCATAATGGAGGCAATTAAATGACAGTCGGTGTCGCAGCATCCCTGTGCAACACATTCATTGATTCGATTACTGCAACGGTTTATTTGCAATTCCACATTGGTGATCCAGGTGCTGCTGGTACAGCGAATCAGGCTGGGTCAACAACGCGTATCGCATTGACATTTCCAGCTGCTACAGCTGGTGCAGCGACACAAACTGGAACCGCATCAATTGCTAGTTGGGCGGGCGGTTCGCAGACGCTGAGCCACGCGTCATTGTGGAGTGCATCCACCGGCGGCACATTCCGTGGGTCATTCGCATTCACCGCTGCGCGTGCTGCTGTGAATGGTGACACGCTGAATGTTTCCGCTGTTTCCGCATCTGTCACACCGGTGGCCGCATAATCATGGCGATCATTGGGCGTACTGCGACGGTCGTTGAGAATGCGTCGACTCTGACGATTACTGGCACGCGCCCGACTGATCGCGTGACCGGTGACATCACTATTGCCACATATGTTTTCAGTACGACTGCGGCAATTACTGGGCCATCTGGGTGGACAGCGTTATTTACGCAATTCACCCAAGGGCCAATTAGTATTGCCGCGTATTACGCTATTGATCCTGCCGCTGACCCAACGGCTAGTTATAGCGGCACAGCGGGTAGGGCCACCGTAATATGTCAATCGTATGGTGGCATTAATGGGACACCAATTGATGTCGCTGCGGTATTAACTGGTAACCAGTCGACGTCATTAGCTGCTAATGGTGTGACAACGGCTACGCCTGGTGCGCTGCTCATTTCTGGGTATATGGCGGACAGCTCAAGCCGGGTCCCGGTTATCCCTTCTGGTATGACGCAAGTAGCCACGTATTCGGCGGCATCTGTCGGTAGAGCTCTGTCTGTGGCGCAGGAGTACCGGCCTACTGCAGGGGCTACGGGCACGCGCACATGGTCGCTCACACCAAGTGGGACATTCGACGAGGCAGCGTATGTTGTAGCTCTGCGACCTGCAGCGATGACCGGTACGCGGCCGCAGACAGCCACGCTCACCGGTGAGCTCATTACCGGCATGTCTGGCGCTCGGCCGCAGACAGCGAGTATCGCTGGCCCGCTGCGCCTAGGGATGCTCCGCACTGGTACGCGGCCGCAAACCGCCACACTCACCGGTCAGCTCGCGGTAATTTCCCGCCAATTCGTCGGGAAATTAGAAATTGAATTCACGGCAGGAACATGGACAGATGTAACCAATAAAATGAATTTCCAGCGCGGGCCGCTCAGGATCACGCAGGGTAAAAAAAGCACCTATGACGATATCGCACCAGGTATCATGTCATTCTCGCTATACAACGCAAATGGCGAATTCATATCAGATAATGCGTCGTCACCATATTACCCGAATGTTGTTGCTGGTAAACGTGTCCGCTGGCAGGTAACAAAAAGCGCAGTAACATACACGCGTTTTGTTGGATGGATACAATCATATGAGCCGGATTTCCCAACCGGTGACCTAACCGGCGCATCAGTCGCTGTCTCCGCCACCGACGCACTCGGACTACTCGCGCAGCGAAAAATGCGTAGCAATTTCACTGAGCGATCGCTGGCATTAGCACGCTCCGAAAGCGTCGATATCGACGTATACGAAGCAGCCGGAGAAACAACAGGTTTTAGTGCGTCGCTGACTAATTACAGCGAGGACGCAGGGGCCCTGTATTCCGGCTCATTCTATGCGACTACAGATAGCGTGCTCGATTTCGGCAATGACAACGAATCCTCATTCGGCGGTGTAATAGAAGTACCGTCTGCTGATTCGCCAGCTAAAATTTTTTGTCTCCTAAGGACCACACTGCAAATAATTTTGCATGTTAAGACGTTTGGGACATTGCCTGGAGCTAGCGAATTCAATCTTTTTTTCAGCATTTACTCGTCGACAGCGCAGTTTCATCTCGGTGCGGATGAATCGGGAAACATTATTGCGTACGGAGCAGGTGGATCAGTTTACGCCACCGTTGGAGTAATGCCGCGTGGGCAGTGGGTGCGCGTTAAATTAAAAGCAAACGCAGATCCAACCAAAACAAATATATCAATCGAGACAGTAGCCGGAGACTACATATCAGCAGATGGAATGAATTTTGATATTAGGGCTGTAGAAGAAATATATATACCAGGGTTGATAGGGAGTGGAAAATACCTTGGTATTAAATCAGGCGGAATACTTGCAATTAATACGACAACATCACCAGGATTCCAAAACTCGTTTTCTGGCGCAAATAACGGAACAACATACTCGCGCGTCGACGACGTTATTGCAGCAATCTTTGAAATGCCAATAACATTTGAAAAAGTCAACGCAAACCTCATGGCCGAAACAAAAACAGGCACATGGGATGGAAAAAGCGCCCTGCAGGTCCTCAACGAAATAGTTCGTTCCGAGCCGGGTGCTGTTTTCGCTAGACCAAAAGACGGTCACGTCGCGATACTCCATTACCACCAGAATCCTACACACATCGCGGTAATTGATATCGACGCTGATTGCAATGGTATTCCAAAGCTCGTGACCGGGTCAGATGACGCATTGACTCGGGTAGAGATATCTATACCGTCCGGTAATGCGCTGTACATCAGCCCGAGCGAAGGCGATGTTCAGAGATCTAAAAAATATACGTCCACTAATCGCAGCATCGCAGGCGCAAAAATTGCTGCCGGTCGTATTTGTGAGGTTGCAAGTTCGCGCAATTTGCGGATTAAAAACATTGTTGTTGATCTCGTCAATGCGCAGACGGACCATACCGCCGCACTATTTGATGAGACGGCGCCGCATCTGGTGCGTGGGCTGTACCCGGGGCAGCGGATTAGGACGATTGTCCCTGCCGCATATTTCGGCGCAGCAACGCTTGATCATTGGGTGATTGGGTGGGTTGAGGAGTACTCGCCGCGTGGCGTGACGGTTGCTCTAGATACCATTCCAGCCTCATAGGGATTGAGGAGATCATGGGTGATCTGTCGCCACATTTCAGCGGCGCTGAGTTCCGCTGCCGCCATTGCAAAAAATTGCAGGTCCACCCGGCATTGATCGACGCACTAGAGGACCTGCGTGCAATCGGGTACCCGCAGGGCTTAGTTGTGCGCAGCGGGTACCGGTGCACCGCACACAATCGGACTGTTGGTGGGGTGAAATCGTCGCAGCACATGCTGGGCACTGCAGCCGACATCGACCCGAGAATGACGCTGCAGCGCGTGCTGGAGCTCGAGATTTTCAGCGGCATTGGTTGGCAGCGGCACGGCGGGACCCAGATGGTCGTGCACGTGGATGTGAGGCACGCTGTCGGGTCGGGTATGTCGCCAGAAATGCCTGCGATCTGGGGATATGACGCTTTGGGGCGTGTCCTATGACCGAGATGAGCGAGCTGCGAGCTGATGTGCGCGCGCTTATTGAGCAGGGCACGATGACAGCTGCTGAGGTGGCTGGTCTGAGCGCGACGCTGCGAGCTCACATCGCACAGCAGGGTGAGCGGACGTCGCGTAGGGACGATCAGATTGCGGCGATCCTGCGCAATATCGAGGACCATGATCAGCGGATCTCGGCGCAGGAGGCGTGGCATATCCGGTCTATGGCTATTGCTGGCGTGGTCGGGTCGGCGGCGGCAGTAGGCGGAGCTCCACTAATGGCGGCCGTTGTGGCCGCCTGGACAGGGTGATCACATGATTGGGACTAAAGTCCCGCCAATTGTGCGGGACTTGCTCGTTCTACTCGGCGGCGCAGTCATCACCTGGGCCGCACAGGACGCCATGCCGATACTCGGACCATGGCTGGCCCAGCACCCCCCACTGGGGCCACTACTCGGCGCACTAATCGCACAGATTTTGCTAGTGCTCACGCCGCTGACCAGCGAGTACGGGGTAGGTGCTGGCAGGCATCGCGCAGACGAGCGAGGATCAGTGCGTGTTGTTTTTGCGGCACTAGTGGCGGTCATGGCGGGGGCGCTCATAGCTGCAGCAACAACCGCCGCGGCTCGCGCTACCGCGCAGGACCCGCGCCGCGTGATCTGGCTCGGCATCACCAGCACCTGCTATGAGCAGGGCGACATCATCGCGCACTACGGGTACCAAGAGCGGCGCGGCGCCAGCTGGGACTTGATCGGTGACTCATGGGGCGGTGCCCTGCAGGTCCGCTACGTCGGCAATGGCGCCGCACCAGGCGGCACATGGGGACAGGTCACCGACACGCAGCGCAGCGAGGGATACCTACGCGCTGATATCACAGGACGCCCCACCTGGGACATGGTGCGAGTAGTCGCCACCGTAGACGGCATCGCTGTATCGAGTGCGCCTGCACCGGTGAGCTCACCCTGTGGTGACGTGTCGTGAGCAGCACCACCTACTCGGGTACGCTCACTGGCAGTGACGGATCACGCATCACTATTACTAGTGCAACATTATTGCCGGCAGAAAAACTTGCACCAGTAGTCACCGTGCCACCCGTGGCAGTAGGCGCATGGCCACGCCAGATCAGCGCGTACCGAAAAATGTGGCGCACCAGCAAATACGCTGGTCTAGCAGCGAGCATGGGCACAGACGTCACCGAAGTAAGGCTAGCCTTCGCACAGGGCTCACCCCCGCTACTCGTAGGCTGGGGCTCACAAACACGCGAGCAAGTCATCGCAGACTGCGCCACACTGCGCTCACGCGGAGTAGCCATCAGCGTAAGCATTGGCGGAGCAGGCGGGCGCGTAGACCTCAGCAACCACAGCACGTTCTGCAACGCGATCGTGGCAATACATAAGGACATCGGCATCGACCGCATCGACTGGGACATTGAGTCCAGCGCGCTCAACGCTGCTGATGTCATCGCGATATCGCAGCAGCTACACGACACCATCGGGACCATGGTCACCATGGCACCCAACGGCTCAAACGTCGGGCAATATTTGCCGGTGGGCGTGCAATTGCACAAGCGCAGCCTACTAGCTGCATGGGGACAACAATTTTACGATGCCCCAGTATCACTAACCGCCGCAACAGGCCGCATCCGCGAATCAATCGCAGCAGGCATCCCTGCGGAAATCACGCAAGTCGGCATGATGATCGGCAATGACGAACGGCATTGGACACTCGACACCTGCGCCGCACACATGGCCGCGATCCGCGCCGCATGGCCCTCAATCTCAGGCGCCTACCTATGGTCCGAGACACAAACCGACATCGCCCTATGGGCAGCACGCATGCGTCAGGCGCTACAATAACTACTGATCCCGACCGCGATGCATGCCAGTGCACGCCTTGACCATCGGAGTCAAAATAGGCTCCACTGCGGTAGGTCCGGCCTACCAGCAGTGGAGCCTATTTCTGCGCCATACAAAAACGGATTGCCACGCTCGGGTAAGCGCGGCAATCCATTTTCACTTGGCGGCCCTTACTATCCCTAAACCAGCAAGCCCTGATTCAACCTCCTCACGCGTCATCGAAAAATCTTTTATCATTCGATCAACAATTTCGTCGTAATTCCATTCATCCATTTTCTTCGCTCACCGTGATTTCATATGCAGGCCCATGCGGGCACTCGGTGTATTGACCGTAGAATCCTTTCACTTCCAATATCATTCTTTTAGTGCCGCCACTCTTCACGAAGATTCTATACTCCGAATCTTCTTCTGTTGCATCCTCACGAACTGTTTCTTTTAGTTCTGTTTCTACGGAATCGATTATTCCTCCTGAACAATTGATTCCGGTTATATTGAACTTACCATTTCCGCACAGACACATGTTCGTGTCCGTTTTAATTTGCAAAACTTTTCCGTTTTCTAGTGTTAGAGTCGACTTACCGACTCTAACGATTGAATTTCCGATGAGCAATTCTGACAGTTTCTTTCCGAAAACTGTTTCTCCGCTGTAAACTGTTTCTCCGCTGTTCATTTCGTTTTCCTTTTGTTGGTCGTTTGCGTCTACTGCAACGGTTTGAACAGTATGTTCTACGTATGTCGCTTTCCCGTTTACACGCTTTATCAGCGAGTCTAAACGGGTAATCCAGACTCCATTGTTGCTTTCTGAGCGGATTCTTTCTCTGGTCTGCATTTACTACTCCGATTCCCCACCACTGGAATGCCAGTAGCCGTCAGCACCACGAATGAACTGTGCCCCGGTTGCCGATTCCCATTTCTCGGGAGCCTGTTTCTCAGTCCCCACTGGAGCGACCTGCGGACCTGAATCTGCCCCGATGATGTCGATTTCTTCGCCAAGGATTACCTCAGCGAGCCGGTGACGAAACCGGCTCGGCAGCGGCCGCTCATCATCCGCTGCAGCCGACTTAGCTTTTCTCTCACGTGCTGCCATTGCTGTTTTTCCAGCAATAGCAGCCGCTTTTAGCGGTCCGGGAATTGGGGCCTTAGATTCCCGAGTTTTTATTGCAATGATTACCCAAACAAAAATACTTAAAACCAACCACCCAGTCATGGATACCCAACAAACGTTATTGTGAACAAAAGCATTGATTTAAACATACCCACAATCATTGTTATCGGCCCTCCAAATACGAATGACAGGCATACGAATATAAAACCATAGAATGCGATTGCAGCGAGTAGCTGCAATTCGTGAACTATTTCAACCAGCAATTTCATCCTGGGTACCCTAGCCATTCCCGACCCAATTTCTGGGTCGCGGCGTTTCCGATGTCGATGACAGGCCGCTGCATCGCAGCGACAAATCCAAGTGACGACCCGTGGCCCATCTGGCCCAGCAGCGCTGCCGCAAAGCAGCAAATGATAAGTTTCTGGTTGATATCACGCTGTCGCGTGCTACCTAACCCAGTTATTGCGTCGGAAATCGGTACGATCAATTTCCGGACGACAGGAAAACCACGGAAAAACATTGATGCTGATAGCAGAATAGTTATCAGCAGTCCAGTTGCCCCGGCCCACCATTTGATAACTGGGCTTAGCCCGGTAAACATACCGGTGATATTCAATACGCTAACCCACGCGATTGCTGCCGGGGCATAGAGATAGGCAGCAAGGATATCAAATTTACGTTCTGCTGGGTTTGCGTAGTCTATTAACAACGCAAATATAGAACATGTAATAGCGGTCGCTAACATGATTAAAACCAATCGCTATTCTTTGCCCGTTCTAAAAGTCCGGGCCTTGTCAATTTTTCTTTACTACCGTTTTTTGTGGAACTGATAAGCCCCTCTATTGACTCCGCTGTTTTAGCTAGTTTGAGCATTTGCGCCTCAAATCGGCTGATTAGGATGACGTGTACTTGCTCACCATCAACATTTCCAGCCCATTCTCCTAATCCGGAAGAATGGAGATCATACTTCTGGATTAGGTCAAAAATCTCGCGAGCATCCGCTGACTTTATTATCTTCACTGGTCGCCTTTTCTATCTGTTTCCAGCTGCGGTCTGGGGTCAAACCGTCTGGGTCATAGAATGACCCAGACTCCCTTGGATAGCTGGGCGACTTGCCCACCGGCCTTTGTATTGATGGCCATCTTTCCAAAATTTGGATCCTTTTCGTCGTACCAATAAAACGGTTTGTACTCTTCCGCTTGCTGAGGATCGACAATTTCGTACGAGAACCGTAGATTGTTACCATCCAAAATACGAACAACGTCTTCCGTTGATATGCGTGCTCCGCGCATATCAACGTATTTCACCGCGGGGCAACGAAAGCTTTCAATTCTTGCAGGTTCATTTAATTTTCCTCTTTTCTGGCATTGTTTGCCGATCAGTGCCACCGCCGGTCATGAACCGACGCCGCCTGCGCGGACGGTGGCGGAATTTCAGATCAGAGACAAGTACTCGACGCCCAATAGGCGCCCGTCCCGCTTGACTAGCTGACCCGGGCAGACGGCTTTGTACCCGGCGCGCGACAACGCTTCTGCGCCGGTGCGGGAAGCGATCAGAATTGCATCCGCCCCAAAATTCGGGGCATCTACAGCTGCTCCACCGCGCCCACCAGCGCGGAAAATTACATCGCCGCAGGTCATCTGACGGAGTTCCACCCCGTCTACCACGTCGACCAACTCACTAGAAATTTCGGCATCAGCAACAATGCCGACAGGGGAAATAGTGAGCACGACCTCACCATCTTTTACAATGTGGATCTCATGCTCAGTCAAATTGAAGTAAGACATTGGTTTTTCCTTTCGATGTGGCGGCCGGATTAGCCGCCTAGTGCCCCGGGCGGGAATCGAACCCACCTACGCCAACCGGGGCTAAAAATTCAGTTTTCTTCCATAAACTCTTTGAACAACCTATAAATCTCGGATCTGACGTAATTTGGCATAAACGCTACGCCAGACTCACAATTAGCTGCCTCACCGGCGCAAATATTGTCTACTATGCCGTCGTAACCTAAAGACAGGTTGTCTTTCACATCATCCGGATCTATTTCATAGATGAAATGAACGTAATCGCTGCTATCAAATGCTCCATCGATTTTTTCTTGCAATTCTTGAATTGCGTCCGCTCCAATATCACGAAAATTAGCGTATTCTGTCATATCGCCCTTGGACCATATGACTGCATCATTGCATATTATTTCTGCAAGCTCAGATATGTCTTCCAATACACAGTTTACTGCGTCCGCCGTTACCGGCGGTATTTTAAAAGTCAGAACAATCCTTCCGTCTTCGTCGAATGTTCTCGCACCTTCTGGTGCGTATTCCGCCCACATAGAGCGGTCCCTCACATTGATTTTGATGAAAGCTGGGTATTGTTGCCCGGTGCTTGTGCAGTTGGCAAGCTCGTTATCTTCATTGCATGGTATTACTGTAATCATTGTTGTCTCCTTTTGTTTTTCGCGGGTATTTCCCGCGTAGTGGCCAGCGCGGGAATCGAACCCGCGTTTTGTCCAACCTGGCCGGTCTTTCAGAAACCCCTTGTCAATGTCTCGCAGACCATGCGCACGTCGCGCATAGTTACATTCATTGACGTTCTGGCTATTTCGGCAATTGCCTTTAGCCGCGAAGACGCTAAAAGTATTTCCTCTATCTGTTGTTCGCTCAGCAACTCTGTTCCACCGCGCATTCAGGGCACTTTCCGTACCCATATGCTTCTGAGCAGCTTGCAAATTCCGGCGTTTCTTGCTGTGTTTCTGGCTGCTCGGTCATTGTTTCTCCAGTTGTTGTTGTTTCTGTTTTCCTGACACACATAAATATACACACTGTGCATACGATCCGCAAGCGGGTGACGTATGAACAAATGTTGTTCATAGCTATGCGGCTGCAGCCTGCTCTCTGAGCCACTGTGCGCGCAGCGCGCGAGCACGCGACTGCGCCACCTGGGCTACGCCCGCGATGCGCTCAGCGGGCCACGCGAGCGGTTCCGAGCAGACCGCCGCCCGCAGCCGCTCGCGATCTGCTCGCAGATGCTCGTGCTCGGCTCGTGCTTGCTCGGCCTGCGCAAGCTCGTGCTCGGCGCGTGCTCGCTCGCGCTCGGCTGCTGCCCGCTCGTGCTCGGCGCGCGCGAGTCTCCGCTCGTGCTCTGCCCGCGCTTGCTCGGCCTGTGCGAGCTCGTGCTCGCGATCTGCTCGCGTCCGCTCGGCTGCTGCTCGCAGGCGATGCTGCAGCGCATGCGCCAGCGCCAGCGCCCACAGCACCAGCACTGTCACAGACAGAGCCATAATCCAGTCGTCCGGTGTGAGCTCGGGTAGTGCTCGGCCCGAGATTGCTCGTGCTCGGCGAGCCGAATGCAGGGCGCCCATCATTAAAGACGACCCGATCAGTCCCAGCGACGCAGTGCGCAGGTACCCGCCTAGTAGGCAGGCGCCTGCGGCGCCCTCTACCGTCACGGTGACTGTCCAGGCATGCCATGACCCCATGCCTAGGGATAGTCCACATTGGTGCTCAAGCGGCGCGATCAGCGCCAAAGCGCCAATGATCGGGATAGCAGGGACGACCACTGACAGTGATGAGTTGTAGCCTGTCAACGTTTTCGCCGGCCGAAATTGTTCGCTCATGGCAATCTCCATTGTCGTCGCGTGTTGGGATTACCGCAGCATAGACACGATGCGCCTATCAATCGTCATGTCACGCTGGCGACACGCCACAGCAAGATCAACAACCACTCCCCCACCGCACACACCACACCCCAAAAAACCACCACCCACCAGCAAAAACACCACCGCCACCCCAAAAACAGCCGCGTGGGGGAGTGGTTGACCAGGGCATGCGTCATGTGCATACAATATGTGTCATGAGACCACCACCAGAAAATATTTTGGTCTCCGCATACGCGGGGGCCAAAATCAGACAAGAAATGACTGACCGATCGGTCAGTCAAAAAGAAGTGGCCGCCCTCACCGGGCTGTCACAATCCGTACTCGCCCGGAAATTATCAGGGCGCGTATCGATGTCGCTGCGGCAGATCACAAGCATCTGCCGCGCAGTAGGCATCCCCGCCGAGCAAGCCCTCGACGGGGCACCCCTGATCGACGCGTGGGCAGACGCCCCCATCGACACCATCTACGGGCTAGTCAGCGACTGCATCGCAGACGCAGCAGAAATGACACGCCACCTCACCACTGACGACGGGGGCACCCGTGAGTGACCAGCCGACAGAGCAGCCGCCGGGCTTCGCCCCGATCACCATCTGGGACCGGGGTCAAATGGAAACGAGTCAGGGAGAAATCCCTGACTCGCTATGGAAAATCTGGGGATACAAATGATCGTGTCCGATTGGAATATCACCGACTACCGGTCGCCATCAGGATGGTCTGTAACCGACGCGCGCAGCAATGCTGCGCGCGCCGAGCAAGCCCGAGCCGAGCACGAGCGGAGACTCATGCGCGCCGAGCACAACCCGAGCAACCCCCGGCCCAGTACCCGCAGCGGGTACCGGGCGGTGAGCGTGCGACCGGGTGACACGCTCACCGCGATCGCACGACAGACGGGCACGAGCATCCACCAGCTACTCACGCTCAATCCTCAGATCACCGACGCAGACATGATCTGCGTCGGACAGCTGGTGAGACTCCCATGAGCGGGTGCTCTTTCACCGGCGCCGTTGAGGTCGGCGAATGCATTACGGAATTATTACCCCACGTACTGCTGACGATCGAAACGTCGGATTGCAGCAGACTACCGGCGGACGCATTGCAGAAACACAAATGGGAATGCATTACGTCTGTTTTTCTTGCCACGGCGAGGGAACTCGGTTTTCTGCGCGTCATAAATGTTCCGGTTGAATATGACCCGCTCGCTTTATGGTGGGGATTCGATCCCCTTCTCATATGGGCGACAGAAGTAATCAGCGCGTTCATAAATGAGGATGCCGAGAAATACCGGACAATTCTCGAAACGAGTGCCATCCCGTCCCAGGAAAAATACGCCGCAATCATTGCCGCCGTCATGGCAATGAGGTAGACGAGAATGGCTGAGCATCTCCCGTTCTCGGCTAAAGCCTGCCGCGTGGTGACGGGCATACTCACAGGCCACGCAAATGGCCTGGAAATAGATAATCTGCTTGAGGAGGCAGATAATATGCAAGTCTGCTGGGCTTGCGCGGCCCGGCTCTGGTGCTCAATTGCAATGGGCAACGCGTGCATGGCCCATTGGTCAAGGGCTCGACTCAACCTTGATATCGAGTCGGGCGAACTAGGAAATGAAGAATCCTACGCGTTGTCGTTTTTTATCGCTTACGTTAATGGCGATGCCGCAGGGCTGGATGCCCTAATCGAAACGGAGACGTGCGAGGTACCAGCAATGGCGGTGCTGGAACTCTGCGCACAAATAGTGCGCAGACCAACGATATTTGAGGTTAAGAAATGGTAATAAAAATCCCCCGGCAGCGGAGCAAGCCGGGCAGCAAACAGATGCCCTGCGAAATATGCCGGGGCGGCGGCTTGCCCTACGGCTGCATATGCGGGGAGGTAAGCAAAAAATGACGCCATATCTAGTGGCTGCAGCTGGCAGTCTCGTGCTGTCAGTGGCAGCGTGGGCGCTGATGCCCCGCAGGTCACGGCACACGCGGCTGAATGCGGCGAGGAGGCACCATAGATAGAGATCATGACATTGCAATGCCCCATCTTTTGTATGCTGTGCGTGGCCAGATTGGCCGGTGGCCACGCACAGCACACAGAGGGTGGGGCATTTGTCGTCATTAGAGACAATGACGGATAGCGAGTATTTCGCACTGAATGCCGTCAATGCGTCGACGCTCAAAAAATATGCGACCATGAGCCCGTATGAGGCCAAATGGTCCGTATCCCATAATGCATCAACAGCTGCTCTGCTCACCGGGTCAGCCGTCCACTCAATGACGCTGCGCTCTGGCCCAGAGGTCCTGCGCATGGAATCAAAAACACGGTCATCTGCGGCAGGACGAGCAGAATTCGAACAAATAACCAACGCGGGAAAAATCGGTTTACTCGCCGATGAATACGACGACGCAGCAGCAATGACTAAATCATTAACAAAACTATTGGACGTCTATTGCTTACGCGAAAACGCGATCGTAGAAAAAGTAATACTATGGCAAAACAATGAAACTAAATGTAAAGCAAAGATAGACATGATGATAACCGAAGGATGGCTATCAGGAAATGTCATAGATATAAAAACAACGTCGTCAGAACTAGACGACGAATCATTAGGAAAAGCAGTATTAAATTACGGGTATCACATACAAGACGCGTGGTATTCAATGGCTTTCCAGGAACTTACCGGGCAATGGCCAGAATTCCGGTTCGCATTCGTCAAAAAAACGCCACCCTACGCGGCGAGGATCGTCAGACTAGACGATCAGTCACGAGAAATCGGCATGCAAACAGCACTAACAGCACTCAATAAATACAACGAATGCGCAAAAAACAATGACTGGCCTGGACCCAGCCAGGACGAAATAATCACACTACCCAGATGGGCAAAACAATGACAGAAATAGAAACATACGACAACGAACAAAACAAAACCAAAGATTTTGCGTTTATTGGAAAACGAAAGGTCGAATTGGATGAATGGGTAGAAAAAGCTGCGGCGGCAGAGAAACTCGGACGAATGCTCGTACAAAGTTCGTTCGTGCCCGAATCATTCAAACCAGCAAACATCGCTGCAAAGGGCGAATCCGCAACAGCCGCGCTAGAAATTGCTGTTGCAAACGCTGCATCAGCAATAATGATCGGACAATCAATCGGGCTCGACCCGCTGACGTCTTTGCAATCAATTTTCCTGATAAAGGGAAAACCATCGATGTATGCAAAAACGAAAGTTGCAATTCTTAAATCGCTTGGCCATAAAATTTGGGCGGACGAAATGACCGACACGTCGGTCACCGTGCGTGGCCAGCACGCAACGGGTGGCCCAATTATTAGCGTCGCGATCACTATTGAGGACGCGAAACGCGCAGGCTGGACATCTAACGCTGCGTACGCAAAAACGCCAGCGGACATGCTGTACGCGCGCGCTGCTGCGCGAGTATGCGATCAGCTGGACCCTGGCGCCCTGTTCGGCTTGCCATCCGCTGAGGACATCAGCGACTACGACCAACCGCCGCGCGCCGAACGCAAAAAACTGCAGCCGATAGTGCAGCAGGACGCTGCACCAATCGATTACCAGGCAACAGCAATGCACATCATGGAAGGGCTCGGAATCGCCCCTATAGCGCGTGGTGCAGTAGTAAGCGGAATTCTCGGCGAGAATTTCGACACCCCAGACCAAATGTCGCCTGGTCATTGGATGACCCTCGTGGATGAGCTGCAGGCCCCTGGAATTGAGGCCACGATCGCAGAAATCCTCAACCCAACAAACTAAGCAATGAAACACCGATTTGGAATAGCAAAACGCCGCCAATTTTGAATTCAGCGAGGCACACATGGTCAATCCTGGAAGGCAAAAAGGGACAGCGGCAGAAACTGCTGTTGTCGAGTATTTAATCAGCGCCGGGTACCAGAACGCCGAGCGGCGCGCACTACACGGAAGCAATGACAGAGGCGACATCGCAGGCATTCCAGGCGTCGTTATCGAAGTCAAAAGCGAAAAAACATACCGACTCACAAACGCTGTTCGTGAGGCAAAAGAAGAAATGAAAAACGCCAAAGCCGAACGCTATGTTGCTGTTTTGAAACCGCACGGTGTCGGACTAGGAAAAGGCGACCAATTCTTTGCTGTCATTGAATTGGCCGAGTACGTGGCCCTGCTGAAACTGGCCGGGTACTGACGGGGGGATTGCCCGCCCAACACAACCGGGCGGGCAATTTAATCGGCAGCAACATGCCTATGGGAATGTCTATGCAGCGAGGTACGCCGTGGGAGCAGCAGAGCGCGTGCTCAAAAATTGACCATTCCGGTTCGACTGGAAACATATTCGACGCCGACCCGTGGGAAAAAACAAAAGCAGCTGAGGCAATAAAAATATGTGAAACGTGCACGGTTATCAGGCAATGCCGTGCGCGGGCCGACCTTGTGCGGCCTATTACCGGCGTATGGGCTGGTAAGCATTACTGCCCGCCGCCTAAAACGCGAGCTGCTGTGCTCACCGCCGAACAGCTCATCATGGAGGTGATCACACTGGACATGGAAATGGCGTATGAGGCAGTCGATTTATGGCGCGAGCATGGGCACCACGCAGATTATTTGCCGGAGCCGGGCCAGCGGGAGATAGCGCGCGGTGTGCGTCGCATTCTGCGCGCGCGTAGACGGTGGCTGGCTGAGCATGCTGGGTCGATCCCGCCCTGGTACCGGCGGTGACGGCACTACCTATGGGGGGCATGCAATGCGTCGCTCGGATGTAACCGGTGACGATTATGTGATCCGGGTGACAGCGGTTGTGGGTGGACGCGAGGTCATCCTTGCTGGTGCGCGCGGAGTAATCACATACCGCACGTATCAGTGCGGTGAGCGCACCATGACCAGCACTGTCGTCACCCGGGAGGACGACGACATGCCCACTACAGAGGGCATCACGCAGCGGACAATCGACGTGTTGAGTCGACAGGCGAGCCGCGCGATCAGCGACGCCATGCGCCGAGCACCCAAAAATTAGGTGAGCTAATCAGAGACCCGCCGCACCGAGCATGCGCTCTAGATGCTAAACAGGTAGCCCCGCCCGCAGGTGGGGCTACCCGCGAGGTGGCGGCACAAAAAAACTGGGCCACCAGACGTCGTATCTGGTGGCCCATCGATCAATCATTGCGAGTGATTAATGCAGATTATAGACCATTCCCCATCAGTGAGTCACCAGGTGGGTGAGCGCAGATGAGCCTGCAAGCAATGGTTTGGGCGCTCGGCCGCAAATGCGGCGGGCCAGCCCCAAAAATCGTTCTGCTGGCGCTGGCAAATTACGCGGATGAGCGGGCCAGCTGCTGGCCGTCACAGACTCGGCTGGCGCGCGAGTGTGAGATGACGCCCCGCTCGCTGCGTATGCAGCTTGTGCATCTGCGTGAGATCGGGCTGATCCGATGGGATCAGCAGATGCGGCCTAATGGGTCGTCAACGGTCAACCGGTACTACCTGCTCATGGGTGGTGATCTTCTCGGCGTGTCGCAGGATGACCCAGAGCCTGACGTTGCTGTCCGCCCTGGTCAGGGCGTTGATGCACAGTGTGAAAAAAAGTTATCCACAGGGTCACAAATCGAACCTGTGGGAAACGCCGATGCACAGTGTGCATCTGTGGATAACCCCCCTCAACTAGTACGTTTGGGGGAGGAATCAGTTTCCGGGGGGGTAGGAAATATTTTCCCCCCCAAGAAGAACCAATCATTTGAACCTAAAGATCAAGATCAAAATCTGGGGTACTTAGCCTTAGACGTAACCAACGATGCACGCGAGGAAAATTTGCCGACGCGCAACGTTGATCCTGTGAGCGACGATCGCGCCGTGGTGCAGCAGATCCCCCAGAGAGATCATCAAATAAACCCAACCCCGCCGATCCAGCAGTGGCAGCCGCGCCGCGATGTGCCGGACGCGTCGCGCTATCAGCAGCGGCGAGCTCGATGGGATGAGCGCGGGTCATCCGTGCACGATCTGCCTGAGATCGTGAGTCCGTGGTGCAGGACGCACGCGGATGACCCGTCACCACGTCCCTGCGCGGCCTGTGCGGCCGCCAGAGCGGCCAGCGATGCGAGTAGGCGTCTCAGGTCGGATGCGATCGATAGGGCCCGCTCAGCGGCCCTACGGTCGTCAATGGCCCAAGCCGAGCGCGAGGCCGTCCAAGTGCCAGCAGGAACGCTGCGCGGCATGGTCCACGCCCGGATTGCCGTCCGTAGGGCGCTCAGTGCCCCGCCTGATGGCATGAGCGAGTGGATGTGACGCAATGACGCACGTAGACACGACCAGGCCGCCACAGCGGCGCACGCGGCCGCTCACAGCCCACTACGTGGCATGGGCAGTCCTACTCGCAGCAGGACTCATCGGCGCAGCTACTGCCGACCGGTGGCTGATCGAGCCCTGCATCACACAGGGCGGCACCTGGGCCTACAGCACTACCCACACTGGCCAATGCGTCGATGGGGTAAAAAATGGCCATCGATGAATTCCCCAGTAATTGGGCAATACAAGAATTGCCAGATGATAATAAAAAAATGGCGCGCCGAGCAATACAACGCTATTGCGCCAGAAACATAGAAACCGATAGCATCATCCAATCAGAATTGGAAACGATGCTAGGAGTGGAACAATGTTCAGACGAAAACAACCCGCAAAAAGCGGGCTAACAATCGAATTCGGGGCAATGCCCCAAATGTTTAATGATCCCAGGCACGAAGAACACATACGGAACTTTGCAGCGCAGAAATTACTGCGCTGCCCGGAAGACATACTAATCATCAACTTAGCAACAGCGCGAGAAAAAGCACGCGAAATACAAGAAACAGGAAACATTACAAAAGAAACGGTAGAGATAATATGCACGAGCAAGTGAGAGTCTCGCGCGGAGAAGTACAAGAAAAACTGAGAAGGATAACGGCAGGACAATGCATCACACACATATGCGATATCAATAATTTCGTACCGACGCAAGAACGGCAAAGTGGAATAAAACACCGAACAATCGAAATCGAATTCACCAACATGAGAGCAATAAAAATATCAAAAAAATATAGTCCTGAAGACAACTTCACCTTCACCGCAATAGCCGCGATAGACGACGTGGCTACGAAGATACTTGACATCAGAGCCATCGTCGAATGCATCAAGCACGAAGAGTCTTATTACTCATGCGTATGTCACGAGGACGTACTCGTGACATACGGAATGGATGTACTCGTTTGCCACGAGTACATCCCAGGACCAGCGCAATGGAAAGAATTATGGCGGGCAACCGGAATGCAAAAAAACGGTGAGGACCCAGGATACGAACTCACATACCCAATATGTGATTGGATACACAAGGATGACGATGACGATGTATAAATGCATGGTATGCGGGTCATTGCAAGCTGACCCAGCATGCAAAAACTGCGTAAATAAAGCAGTGCAGCGGCTATACGGCGTCCCATTTATTCTGCGATCTCTCGACCGCAGGATGAACCCCAGAACGCTGGACATCGATGAAAAAGCGTCATGGAACGCGCATCGTGTCAGGGCCATGATCCACGGGTGGTCATTGGTCGCAGCAGAACTGCGACCGCGAACACCAGAAATCGACAGCGCCCTATCAAAGCCAGAGGGCCAATGCGCCCTCATTAGAGAGATGCTGCGCCCACCAACCGGGACACCCGCGCCACCATGCCTCGCCGACTGCGTAGAGGAGGTCATCACCACCACCACGCAAGCCAACAAGTACCTCACGGCATAGCCAACACAAATTGCACGTAATTGCGACGCGCAAAATTGCGCCAAACGCAATTACGTGCAATTGTTTTGCCATGCAAAAAAT